GGTTTGTCCTGGTTTAAAAATGAGTTACGATATTCAATCTTCTATGGATGTTTGGGGATTTCAGAATAGTAAAAAATTTTATTTTATGAAACTTAATTTTGATACACTCGCGAATCGTCGTAAGGTTGGGTACACGCTGAAAAGACATTTGAAAATTTATGAATGGGTGTTTGATATCGTAAACGACGAAGAACTCCGACGATGGAAATTTACTGGTGAAGAGGTAAAATTGAAACTTTATGAGTCTAATTTGGATCCGGTACTTAGATTAATGCATATAACTGGTATTCAGTCAACTGGGTGGTTAGATTCTGGGAGTGATTGTACTGATACAAATTACGCAAATACTGACATTGATATAACATGTAGTAATTGGAAAAAATTAAAACCGGTCGATAAACCTGAAACTGCGCCTTTTGTAGTCGCATCCCTTGATATTGAATGTAATAGTTCGACTGGTAAATTTCCGGATGCTGAAATATTAGGCGATTGTTGTTTTCAAATTGCAGTTTCCCTGTGTTATTTTGGTACCGACGTTCCTTATAACAAAACCTGTTTTTGTTATAAACAAACGGATAGTGAACTCGAAGGGTGTACCATTCTAAGTTACGAATCTGAACGTAAGATGTTAGAAGCGTTTAGTGAATACGTAGTAAAAATGGATATAGATATAATAACTGGTTGGAACATATTTGGGTTTGATATGAATTATATAATGACACGAGCTAATAAGGTAGGGTGTTCGCCTGAATTTTATGAAATGAGTAAACTTAAGGGTCACACATGTGAGATGAAAGTGAAAAAATTGTCTTCGAGTGCACTTGGTGACAATGAACTTAAATTATTACCTATACCAGGTCGTTTCATTTTTGACATGTTTCACGAGGTTAAAAAAGGGTATAAACTCGATTCGTATAAACTCGATAACGTTTCTAAATTATATTTGGGTGATCAAAAAATTGATATGCCTGCCAAAGAAATGTTTGCTCGTTTTAGAGAGGAAGATCCGGTAAAACTACGCGAGGTTGCGGAATATTGTATAAAAGATACTTTACTTCCACATAAATTACTTTCTAAATTATGTACACTTATAAATCTTCTCGAGATGGCAAAAGCGACCTGGGTTCCGTTATGTTATTTAGTCGAGAGAGGACAACAGATTAAAGTGTTTAGTCAGTTAACTAAAAAAGCGAGAGAAATGGGGTACCTTGTTCCTACTATTGAGTGGGGACAGGGTCTCGTGGATGGATACGAAGGTGCGACTGTGTTAGAGGCACAAAAGGGTGCGTATTACACACCGATAACTGCCCTTGATTTTGAAGCACTGTATCCATCCATAATGGTTGGACACAATTTGTGTTATTCTACTTTGATAATGGACCCTGTGTACGAAAACAAAAATTTATACCCCGATTTAGAGATCGAGACGTTTGGAAATTACAAATTCGTACAAAATGTACCGAGTCTTATACCAAATATCTTAACAGAACTTAAACAGTTTAGAAAACAGGCAAAAAAAGATATGGCTAATTCGACGGGATCTTTAAAAGAAATGTATAACGGTAAACAATTGGCGTATAAGATTTCAATGAATTCTGTGTATGGTTTCACTGGTGCGTCTAAAGGTATTTTACCATGTGTACCTATAGCATCTTCGACAACAATGAAAGGACGTATGATGATTGAAGATACAAAGAATTACGTCGAGAAACATTACCCGGGTGCAAAGGTAAGGTACGGTGATACTGATTCTGTTATGGTTGAATTTGACGTCGGTGAACGTAAAGGTGAGGAGGCTATTAAATATAGTTGGGAACTTGGAGAACGCGCGGCGGAAGAGTGTACAAAACTTTTTAAGAAACCAAATAATCTCGAACTTGAAAAGGTGTATTATCCGTATTTTTTGTATTCAAAGAAAAGGTACGCGGCAAAACTGTGGACACAAGGTAAAGATGGTAAAATGAATATGGATTATATAGATGTGAAAGGTCTTCAACTTGTTCGTCGTGATAATACTCCTTATATGCGCGAAGTTTCAAAAGAGTTACTCGATGTTATATTGGAAAGTAACGATACGAGTACACCTAAAGCGTTAGCTTTACAACGGGCTGTCGAGTTATTAGAAGGTGACGTACCTAATGAAAAGCTTATACTTTCGCAACAATTGGGTGATTCGTATAAGTCTGATAATCTACCACACGTACAGGTTCGCAATAAGATGCGTGATAGACAACCTGGCTCTGAGCCACAATCTGGTGATAGAGTTCCTTACATTTTATGTAAAACTTGGGATCCTAGAGCAAAAGCGTATGAGAAGGCCGAAGATCCGAAATACGCGGTCGATAATAAAATGGATATAGATTACCCTTATTATTTTCTTAATAAATTTATTAACCCTATATGTGATCTTATAGAACCATTATTTGACAATCCTAAGGAAGAAATATTCGGGGAACTCATAACACGTTCTAAACCCGAAAAACGGAGTAAATTGTGTGATTACGATCCTAAACAGAAACGTATATCAGACATTTTTAAACTTAAAAAATAAAGTATAATGTATTATAAGAATATGGATATCACAACTTTTTCACAAACGATCGAGGTTTTTGAAAAAAATATGAAAAATCTAATAAAATACGAGCTCATTCACATGTATCGTAAAATATCTGAAAAATATAAAATACCGTTTGACGAACTTATTAAAAAATGTGAATATGTTTATAAAGACGAAGATGTACCATTTCCGAAAATGTTAGATATAAGAGAAACTGCACGAATTGAGTTTAGGTTAAGTAATGCTATCCATAATACAGCTATAGAAAGACTTGATATTATAAAATGTAAAACGATTGAACGTTTATCACAAGAAAGAAAAGGACTTATTAATATATCATCTTGTTTAGAGTATATAATTGATACACATACACGAGATTCCGGGTGTATCAAACTGTGTTGTGGGATATCAAATAATGGTAAAATATGTATGAAATCTGCTAAATGGACGGTAGGTTCGTATAAATTTTGTAAAAGTCACGCGAAAAGTTTAAAGATTGATGACGTCCCTGTTATTTCCAATTGGAGTAAAATTCAATACGAAGGTAATGGTAGTAGTTCATCTAATAATACATCCGATGACGAATGTTTACCACTACCTATTACAAAAACAGTTTTTAAATAAACTTAAAGTTTAATTGATAAAAATATATAAGATGAATAAATCAGATATATTATTAACTTCTATAGATGGTTTTTATAAAGAATCTAAAAATAAAGATGTATTAAAACAGATACTAAACAAATCGGGTGGTATATCTTTGAGAAACCTCGAATGGTTCATAACAAATTATTCTAAAAAAAATAATTTAACATACAAAACTAACGATGGAAAAATTTTCAGTGTTCACTGTGCCTATAAATCGAGCTTGGATGGTTATAGTAAAAAGTTATTTGATCCTTTTTGTAGAACAGATAAGATTACTTACATAATACCTGGTACATCCGACGAAATTCATACAACAGTTGCACAGTTAAATTTTATAAGATGGTGTATAAAGAATAATATAATCGAATATATAAAAAACAATAAAAATAAATTATTTAATAAGCACGTTTAATATATCCATTCTCAAACGTATAGGTTTGATAACCTACATAATAAATGTGTAAATTATAGTCTTCAGATAGACCATTTACCATTTTAATATCTAAAACAGTTCTGTTAGATTGTAACTGACTAAAATCCAAGCTTCCCGATGGTTCCACATTTACCGGATTCATCGAGAATGCAAACGTGTATATATTTCTTAAAGGTCTTGATAACCGAGACAATAATGGTGTGGTATATTTATAATATTTATGATCACTATCTTGAAACCCCGGAACATCTTCTCCATTTACAAAAATTTTAGCACTCGTCATGGGAGGATTATAAAATTCATTAGCAATTGAATACGTACTTTGTGTAGATAAATTATACCTATTATGAAAGTAGTATTTATTATTATCAGTTGAATTTGTAAAACCTGGTCCTCTCGGTATAGATTCGTTTTCGAATAAAGTTTTTCTAAAAAACCAGTTAACTGATTTAACCGGTATTTTAGGTACAAGTTCTATTTTTGTATTAGTAACACCCGAATTTATAAGGAGAGAAGGATGTTTCTGTACTATATCTGTAATAAAAGTTTGTTTTTCATTTTTCAAATACATACGTTCTGCGCTTTCAATTGTTATCTCCTCTGTAACAATGTTAAAACTACTCAGTGATAAAGTAGAAGTATCGTCGGTAAAGAAATTTTGTGGGAAAAATTCAATATCAAATTGTATTTTTTGTTTATGTATAGCACACGTTGGAAAATAGGGTCTATTTGGTTTATTAGTTTCATATTCATCATTTTCGTATTTTCTTGAAAAAAATAAAGGTATCGGAATAAAAACTTTTGAATTTCGTATCGCCAAACTCTTATTCGCTATAGCAGTACCCTGTGCTAAATTTCTGTTGATAGTGTATCTTAAAGTTCTTTTTTCTGATTCGTCTAAATAAAGTTCATCATGAATTATACCCCAATCTGCATGAAACTTTTCTATAACGAGTTCATCTACACGCATAGTGACAGATTTTATAACATGTCTACCAATTTGGTCAGAAAAGTTAAAATTAGGATTAGAAACCGCTGGTAAATCAAACGAAATGTACATATTTGATAACAGATCACCCATATTCCTCGGGTTAAGTGTTACGCTAACATTTTGATTAAATGGCCAATTTGACGAAGCATTAGATGGTTTATTAACAACAGTACTTTTATGAAATTTTGTAAAATTAGAATGTCTTTTACTTTTATTTGTAAAAAAAGATTTAGTCTGATCATTTTCTATCAAATACGTATCCTGTTTACCTATCGCATTCAGTGATATTATAGACCCTGTATTTGGACCACTGGTATCGCACATACTACTTATTATATATAATTTTTTAAATGGAGTTATACACGATCATTGGTCTATTTTTAAAATTTTTGGAAACATATCTGTACAAACTTTGATACCAAAATAACATATCTTTTGTTGTTAACGATAAAGAATTATCTGTTATATTTTTAGTTTTACCTATCTCTCTTAAAAGCAATTGTCTTTTACTTGGTTTTTTAAGGGTTGTAAAACAGGAAAAACATACACGTTTCAATACATTTCCGTAAAACTTATAATACGTTTCGTTGTTGTATAACCATATTGGGTTAATACGTCTATATTTCCTAATAAGTTCGCGAACCTCATAATTATTCGACTTAATATAAGGCTTCAAAGGTGCGTTACAATTGAAACAAAATCCTTTACAATTAATGTACATAAAAGATACATTTATTATTCTTTTATGTATTATAATGAAATTGTACAACCCGATGGAACTCATTGTATAGGTATAAATTATGAAGAAGAAAGACCTGCTATATTAGACGTGTTACCTAACCCCGAAATTCAACAACAAGTACGACAACCTGATTATCAAATATTCGAATCTAAAATTGTACGTTGGTTAAATTTGTTTATTATTATAAGTAGTGCATATTATTCACTCGTATATGATAACATGATATCTATATCTAATTGTATTGCATGTGTATTACCATTACATAGTGTTCAAAATAACAATCTGTACGGTATTATCGTGTACACTGTATATATTATGTTTGCTATGCTGTTAACAACATTTTTGGGTATATATGAATATTTATGGTATTATGTTATTTGTAATTCTATAATTATATGTATTTTTATAACCTCAGTTATGAAATATATAATATATATTAGGAATCAAATCCAAACTCAAAATGAACATGTTGTATGAACAAAAAGATTTAGATATTGCTCGAGGTTTATACAAAAACCAAGAAGAAAAGTGTGAACGTTTTGCGAGAAGTATTCATAAACTTAGAGAGTCTCGTAAAAAGTATGACGATAAGAGAGAAAAGAGTAAAATAAAATTTTTAGAAGTAGTCCCGGAAAATATAATTCACAATAGAACGAAAACTGTCATATGCTGTGCGACAACATTGTCTGGAAAAAGATGTACCTTTAAAGCATCGTGTGGAAAATATTGTAAAAAACATTCTTCTAAAAAATAAATATATTGTAATAGTAAATGTTAGACCAGGAAACACTCAGACCTGTTATAATAGGAATGGCTCTTTACCTCGCTATTTCTCAAATCGTACCAGAAATTTTAAAAAAACCAACTAATATTAAATTTATAGATGACATTGTCGCCATGCTTATAGCCCAAAGGGGATCACTCACTTCCGGGGCTATTTTGACCGGTATGATTATTCTTGTTACCAATTACATTAACGACGAATTCTTGTAATACATTTTCTTTACAAGTCAACATACGAGTTTTCGGATGGTCCATATACCTTAATTTCTTGTTATATGCATCCTCCATAAATTTTATTAGCTGATCTACATTGGGTTTGCCCCATTCCATACCAGCTTTGTATAAAAAATCATCTTTAGGTAATTTCTGAAGTTCACAGTTTATCGTATAAGGCGTTTCTATATATTCTGATGCACCTCCATAATCTGTTATAATAACTGGTTTATTTCTTACCGCCGCTTCTACTGCACCCATACCCACACCTTCCGATGATGAAAAACTTATATAACAATCGGATTTATTGTGTATATCTTCCATATATTCATCTGGTAAAAGATCATTAATAATAGTAACATTTGGTATATTGACTTTAAACGGGTATTTACACGTTGCTTTAACAATTAATCGAGTATCAGGTTTATTTAATCGTATAAAACATTCTAATATTTTATTAAAATTCTTACGTGGATCGTATACGTTACCTATATGATAAAATGTATAAGGTCTCTTATCAGGTATATGTGCATGCAATACGTAAAAATGTTTAGACGGGAACTGTCGTGTAAATACTTTTTTACAATATTCACTTGGTACGGCAATTTTATCAAATAAATCAAAAAGCTTACCATAATCTTCATGAACCGTCTCGGTTTCGCAGACGGTCATACACGTAACATTTTTTATTTTTCTTTTAATTTCAGGTATTTTATCCAACCAATATTTTACAGGAAGTGCGAATATAAAAGCACTATCGGATTCGGGTATTTCCTGATTTATTTCAATATATTTAGTGTACCCAACTTCAGGGAAAATATCCATATATTTTTTACAATGTTGCCCAATTCCACTCAGGAGAGTTGGACCAATGAATAACATTTAGTATAAAGATAATATTTCTTTTATATATATTACGCGATGGAGTTCATCAGAAAACAAATTGATACAGAAATTCAAAAAGGGAAAGTTAGACCAGATGCCATTTATGGTATACTTCAACAAATTATCGATCACATCGAACCACCAGCACCAGCACCAGTCGCTAAACCAGCGCCAGTCGCTAAACCAGCACCAGCACCAACCCCAGCACCAGCCGCTAAACCAGCCGCTAAACCAGCAGTAAAGAAAATTGTTTCACCAACTAAAAAAGCTCCAGTTAAAAAAGCTGAATAAATTTAAAACCTTTGTTGTACAGACATTGGTACCTGCATAGGTGTAGGTACATTTTTACGCTTTAATAGATAAAATCCACTTCCAAATAATAGAATTACTGTAAGAAGGTAATAAAGTGGATATTTTTTCTTTTTTTCTTTTTCCATTTTATCAATATCCTCCTTATCTGGAAGCTTTTTAACATTTACGTTAAGTTCATCTATCTTCCCGATAAGTTTATGTAAAGCCTCAAGAATTTGAACTTCTTTGTTTATAGGTTTTTCTTTTACGTCTATTGTCGTAACTTCTAATGTCATGAACCATTCCGAATCGGGTTGTAGTTTTACATAATCACCATCACCCTGTTGTTCATATATTTCAAAATCGAGTTTTTTAATCGATATAGGGTTAAATAAAGATGTCGGTCTATTAAAAGATTTCCACTGTTTATCGTGTAGTTTTAAATTACTAGAACCGTCAAATGATCTTTCCAAAGGTATGCGTGCAAACACTTCACCCTTTCGTTCGTTTAGAATCTGTGCAACTTTTGGTACGTCTTCGCATATAATATCTAGGTATTTTGCACCATTAGATGTACCAGAACTACTTGTACCTACCTGTGTTACATAAAAATCAACAACCTTTAAACCACATACCTTACTTATATCGGTTATATGTGTATTAGATGAAAGTTCGAGGTTAAAAGAAAAGGTATTATTTGTACCTGTAACAAAATTTGAATCTATTGTTATATACTGAATCTTTTTAGGTAACTCCTGGAGTGAAACCATATTATAATTAGTATATAAAAAAATAAACATAAATAATAGCATGTTTTCGTTTTACTCTAGTATATCTCGCTTATTGGGTTCAAATACACAAACATTAAAACCAACAGAATCTCATGTATCATTCCACCCAGATGTTATGAATAAAGAAAATATATACTCTGATATGATGTTATCACCAAATTTTTCTATGAACAAGATTGTATCAAAAAATGATACCGGTGAGATTGTTATTTTAGAATATTTGAAACATGATAAGGAATTTGTTCATTATAGACCTAAGTATTTCAAATATAAATAAAGAAATAAAAACAATAATAGATAAATGAAATGGACTACATGCACTTACACACTCACGACTACAAAATCGCTTTCTGTCAAGCGACAAATGAACTCTGTGAAGACGTTCAAAGGATTATATGGGAAAAATCTCAAAAATACGAATACGAAAACCTTGTGTGTCCAGGAGCCCCGGAAAAACAATTACGAAATACACGATTCTCAAAAGAAAGACTCGAAACTTTGGCCAGAAAATGGAAAGAAAAATGGGGAGAGCCAACTTTATCAACGTATGAAAACACTGGCATATGAAGAGTTTTGTTACGACGATTTTAAACGTGAAGAATACGATTCGTATTCATTAGTTTTATACAGAACAATGTTGAATGAACTAGAATACGAAAGGCGTAATTTGAAATACATAAACCTTTTCGGTGAAAAATGGAGAAAAATGTCTAGAAAAAAAGACAATTTTACACACGAAGATAGATTAACTGAAATTCAAGTTCGTATATACGAATCAGTTAACAGATGTGAAGAATTTCTCAATAAAGAACGCGAATTTAAAAAAAAATATTTTAACGATGAAAATATTAACATCGATATCACATATTAGATACTTAAACGAATAAATTGTAATGTATAGTAATTAATGTTAAATATAATAAACCCTACACAAAAAACACTTAGAATTTCGTGTCCAGTTAAAAGAAAAGAAGGTATAGCAGAATATGAACAAATAAAGACTAAAATTAAAAAAACGACTCTGAGATACGGAGCTGCGATCTCGACGTACCATTTTATTTTTCATACACCTGTTGATGGTATATCTGCAAGTTTAGGTACAATAGCATCGTGTATATACGTAGATTCGCTTTCATCTTACGTCGATAATATTGGAAAAACACCGGGTTTAAATAAAAGGTTATTAGTACCTACATTTCTTGCTTTAGGAGAATCGGTATGGAATTCCTCGAGTTTACCTTTTGATTTTAACATGGGTGCGACACTTTTTGGATTCTTAGCGTATAAAATGGCCTTTTATCAAATAGTCGCAGAGGAAATATTAATAGCTAATGAAGACCTAAGTGATATAGATAACATGTAAAATATAAAAAATATAAAAATGTCTGTCTTTTATCAATTGTTAAAAAATACCACTGATCTTGAACAGGTCGTGGAAATGGATGAACTTTTCTCTACTATCGCAAGTGATGGGAAACTGGATATGGAAATTTGGGGTCTTAAACCCAATGAAGATTTCCCTATTGAGTGTAACCCTAAGGAATTCAATTATATTGGTTACATTGGTTTGAGTAAAATCGAAGACCGTGACGATATTCGTTTCATTGAGTTTATTCACGAAAACAAAGGGTGTAGTGGTATTATTGAACCATTTATCGATATGGTTTCGAAAAAGTTATCTACAAATAAAAAAGATACGATTCTTATTCCTCGCGTTGTTCGTAGCAATAAGAGTGATTTCTGGACTAAATATTTGAGTAAATACTTTACCGATATTAAATCGGGTGAAAAATTTATTATGAAAAATAAATTATCTCACAAAGATTTACATTGGAATGAGCTTACAAAAACTTTACCTTCTAAGCCCGATGAAACTGTGAACGAAGACTCACAAAACACCATGGTTAAATAAAATGTAATCATACTTAAACAATTAGACTTTTAATATTATATATACAAACACAAACACAATGCCTTATCTCACACAAGAATTATTAAAAAACTGTACGTCCCTCATTAAACTTAACCATTTAGGCGATCTATGTTCCGATCTTTGTGGCTATAATACAGAAGTTTATGGTCTAAGAGCGGAATTTGGGTACCCGGAACATTTAATTTCAAAAAACAATAAAAATTACATTGCATACATTGGTATTCACAAAAAAAAAGTAAAAACTTCTTACGGTGAAGCACATTTCGTCACATTTTTTCACGAACCTAAAGACTATAGATCTGAAAAAGAAATTGACGTTGTAAACTACATGTATAATATTTATATGGATGAAAAAACGGAAGAATTGTTTGAAGATGATAACGATTCTAACGTTGAACTTTTTCCGTATAAGATAACTCGGAATAAACTTGGTTATTGGAAATGGTTATTTGAAAACGATTGGGGTGTTTCGGATAAAATCGATTTAGACAACTTAATCGATGATTATGAAATCCAAGGGTATGTTAAATGGGAAGAACTTTACGATATTTTACCTGAAAATATCGATGACGATACCATTCACGATTTCGAGAGTGAAGATGAAGAAGAAGAAATCGATAGCGAAGACGAAGAAACGGATGAAGATATCGAAGAAGGTGAAATTTTGAGTGAATACGAAGCTTAAGTTAAAATAAAATAAAAAAAATAAATAAAAACGAAAAAATGCGTCCAAATTGTCCTTACGAAAAATGTTATTGCAGAGCCGGTAAAAATGGTTTTTGTTTAAAACATAAAGAAATCGGTGAAGCTATAGAAGCTTTACTTTTACTTTCAAAATCGGTAATTAAAAAATAAAATATAATACTTAGTAATAATGTCGAGTGTTAATACACTTCATAAAATAATGACATTTATAGATGAACATTCAGATAGTATATCTGAAGGTGATTATTTAGACATGTGTAATAAATTAAGCGAGGTGTATAAAAACGAACAAACAAATACGTATAATCGTAACCGTGTATTACCTCGAAGCTTACAAAATGATCCTTATGATACTATATACGAAAGGTGTATGGTACTCGTTAGAAAAAGAAAAGAAATTAAAAAATTATTCAAACAAACAAAATTAAGACACCGTATAACTTCTCGTTTCAAGATAGAAGCACTTACTGCATATTGTAGCGCCTTAAATTTACCTTTATGTGTTACTATAGAAGAATTACAGAGTATTGGTCACGCTTCTAATAGTAAAGAGTTTTTCACAGATTATATGCGTATAATTAATGAACACACAAGAGGTTTACAGAATGGTTATATTGTAGAATTAGACAATATCGAACTCGAAATGGAAAACATTTGTAATTTTATGAATGCAAATAATAGAATTATAGATGCATTTTATGATATAAATGTGAATATACCAAACCTTAGTTGAGTTTTTTATTATTTTTTTTTAAGATATTAAAAATGGATGAACTTACAAATTTAATGCGTCTTATTGACTTGAATTCCGAGATAATACCTGAGGGAAATTATCTCGAAATGTGCAACTCGATAAAAAAGGTACACGAAAGCCTTTCAAATCCGAATTCAAATTGCGATTCTGAATCTGAAGAAGATACTGACGAAGATTTTATTATGAGAGAAATAATGACCGATAATACTCTTGTACCGCCCGTACCATTTTCTACTGAACGTAGACCACATCCTTATAGATATTACGAGGAAAGCGACGATGACGATGATAACGTTTTCGCACCCGAACCGGATGAAAGAGAAGAATTGTTAAATTATGTTAACTCTCTAATAATACCACCTATAAACGTACCTAGAATGATTAATGAAATGGATAGAAGACGAAGTATAAACCGTGAATTCGACGAAGCTGAATTACGGAGATTGGATGAAAGAATAACGAAGACACAGAGAACTATACGTAACACAAAACCAAAACAGAGAATTACTGTAAACGTCCGTAAAGAAGCTGTTAAAAAACGCGCGGAAGAACTTGGTATACGATTGCCAAGATACACGATCGGGAATCTGTTAGATAAAGGACACAACGTAGGGAATGAAAGAGAATTTTACAAATCCTACCTTGCTCAATATAACGAGGAAATTGAACATAAACTACAAGATTTAAACGACGATTTATTTGAACTTCTTAGAGACAAAGATAATCTTTTAGAAGAGATGAATTCTAACGTAGACTAAACTATTTAAATATAATTTTACACCATTTTTCATTTATATTACCGAAAGGCGAGTATTCAAACAATAAATGTATTAACGCACCCGCAATAATTAACACACCTGTACCTTTATACACAAATTTCATAAGACCCATGACCAAAAGTTGTAACATCAAACCGATAAAAAGCGCTTCCATGAGAACTGTAGTAACAGGACGAACGTTCATTTATATTTATCAAATATTTTATCTCCTGGTATATAAAATGATACTCGTGGTTCTTATCATTCTATTATTCATTTTACTTCGATGGTATACTAATAATTACGAAAAATATGAATTAGGTACAGACTCGTATGATATTCAAGTTAAACCGGTAGAAATTCTAGATGTTGAATATGAAACGTACCATTTAAGGTTTAATCCTGATAAGCAGACTTGGGATCTTTACCAAGGTTCTTCACAAGACTACGTTAAGGATACTACACTTATCTCATTTGAATCTATTTTTACTGTAAAATATAAAAATATATTGGATGGTAAAACGGGTAAAAGTAAACAAGTTCCTAGTTATGAGTATACGTATGAATCTCTTTATTACAATTATATATTAGAGGAAACCGGTGATGTAGAAAACCCAATACTAAAATTTTCACGTGTATTTTATTGGGGTGAAGTAAGATTATTTTTTCAAGTTCCATTGAATGATTTGTATGTACCTATAGACCCACCAACTTTTGATACTAGTATATCTAACACGGGTTTAGATGTTACCGCAAGTTTTACGAATGTTACAAAACCCAATCCTAAATATACTGTATCTATATACGACAAAACCACTGGTAACGAGATTATTTCGTATACACTTAATGAAGAAAGTATAGGAGAAACTTTTAGTTTATATTGGAAGGAAAATTCACCAGGTACTAAAAAATATACCGTTAAACTTAACGGTCGAACACATAGTAGCGATCACGAAATTAAAATAGACGGTGACGATAGCGGTGGTATTTATAAAATAAACAAAATCAATTTTAAATGGAATAATACTAACGGCGTAAACGAAACTGTTGAGAAATGGGTAATCGTTGTTAAGAAGGATGGGTATGCACCATTAGAAACGAAAAACATTGTAAAAGATGGTACGGATTTTTTCAAAAATTTTACGGATACACCTAACGTTGAATTACTAAACGGTTACGCGTTTAAATCCTCGGATGATATATCAGGTATCAAAATATACTTATATTACGTCGATAAAAATGGTATTAAGACACTTTTATCTACTTCCGAGGATTTAAAATTGAATAGAGAAGACTTTAACATGGAAATATCTAAAGGTTTTAAACCGTTAGCGGTAAGTGAAGACACTTTTACATCAAGAACGTGGGATACTGATATATACACTGATCATAACAAAGACTGTGTCGCCGAATTTGTTAAAAATGAAGATGAATATACATGCGATGATAATGCAGATTATAAGTGCCAAAACTGGAAATATACTATATCAGTACCTGGTATAGGTGAAGGCATACCATGTGTAAAAGACAACAATGAGATTATTACTGTGAATTGGCCTAGTGTCAATACTTTAATAAACTATTCATCGTTTGGCGACATAACTGACGACGATAAAAATCCTAATGAAACCGGAGCATTGGTAGACGATCCCACAATGTACGTAAAATCCTTTGAAGAGTACCGTAACGTCGACGGAAACAATCTTGATTGTATAGGTTCTTGGAAAAGAGACGGTGAACTAACTGAAAATTGCGAAGAAAAAGAGTATTTAACATGTCAAGATTGGAAATATAAAGTTACGAGACAAAAAACGGGTACGGGTAAAGAATGCGATAATAACGACAGTGATGAACTTACAGTAAAATACCCGTCATCTGATGCCATGACACTTTACTTACCACCTGATGATATTGTCAAATGGGAAACCGTCGATGATTTAAACCCTAATAAAACAGGAGCGTTGATCGGTAGTTCCGACATGTATGTAAAACCCTTTGAAGACTATAAAAATAGTTATACTTCTACAGAACCGGGAATACAAAAAGAACTAAAAATTAAGGAAAGTGATATACATAGAGTCGAGGGTAAAACTACTGATGGAAAATTAGGGTATTCAGTCGATGTTAATGATAAATACACAATTGCTGGACAACCAGGTAATAACGGAACTATATACACGTATGTTAACGAAACTAAACAAGAACATATAACAGCAGGTGAGAATTACCAAGTTGCTATGTCGGATAATCACGCAATTGCTGGTGCGTATAAAGAAAATAAAGTGTACATATACGATCTCGATTTTGAAGGTAAATTGATTAAGGTAAAAGAATTAGACGGTG